CACGGACGGGCGCGACCTCAGCATTTTGCTTGAGAGAGGCGACGTCTCCTCAATGTCCTTCGGGTTTACTGTCCCACCTAAGGGCGACAAGTGGAGCGAAGACGGCATGGAACGCACACTCACCCAGGTTAGACTTCACGAAGTCTCAGTGGTCACCGGGTTCCCAGCTTACGAAGCAACCACCGCCTCAGTTCGCAACCTTACCGGCTTAGCACAGCGCACCAACGTAGACGCTGACGCTCTAACCGACGCATTGACCTCGCTTGAAGCGGGCAAGACTCTAACCCTCGACCAAGCCTCAATGGTTCGCGATGTCGTGGCCCAGCTAGAGGAACCAGCGGCCGCAGACGCACCGGCTGACGACAAACTGAACATCATGCGCAAGCAACTTGACCTCCTATTTAAGGCTGTCTAATGAATAAAGACCAAATCAGAGAAGCAATCCTCAAAGCAACTGGCTACCCAGATTGTGGTGCCATTAAAGAATCTTTGGAGGCTATGGTTAACGCTGTGGCTGCCATTGACGCACCTGAGGAGGTACGCGAAACACGTGTGACAGCACCCGCTGAGACGCGTGCACCAGCACCCCCTTTCGTGGTAAAATAGAACTGCGCGTCTGAGCGGAGCCGCCGACGCATCTGGTCGCGGAGCCGCACCAACCTTCACAACTCCAACTATAAAAGGAATATGTATGGATTACATCCAACAACAACATGACGCTCGTCAACGCGCATGGGAAGAAGCCAAAGGTCTTTTGGACACAGCTTCTGCCGAAAATCGCGATTTGACAGCTGAAGAAAAGGTCAAATATGACCGAATCAACGAAGACCTAGACGTACGCGCCAAGGTTATCGAACAAATCAAATCCGACACTGACCGCGAAGTACGTGCAGCAGAAGCTATGAAAGGCTTTGAAGCACAAGCACACGCATCAGCACCAGCCAAGGAATCAGACGAAGCAGCCGAAATCCGTGCAATGGCACGCGGTGAGAAGCGCTCCCATGTTTTCGAAGCACGCACAGTGACCAAGACAAGCACTGGCTCTCCAGTCCCAACCAGCTTCTATGACCAAATCATCATGCTGGCAAGACACGTGGGTCCAATGTTGTCAACATCAACAATCCTCAACACCGCCGGCGGCGAGAACTTGCAAATCCCTTCATTGGGCGCATATTCCGCAACCCAAGCAACAGTGACCGCAGAAGGCGCAGTCTTCTCAGCCGCTGACCCAACATTCAACGCATTCCGTACATTAGGCGCATACAAATATGGCTTCTTGATACAGACATCACGTGAATTGGTTGAAGACTCAGGTGTAGACATCCTTGGTTTCCTTGCTTCACAAATCGGAAACTCACTTGGAACAACAGCAAACAGCCGCCTAACACTAGGCACTGGAACAGTTGAACCAAATGGCTTGGTCGCAAGAGCAGGCTCAGGAGTAACCGGCACAGCTACAACAATCTCAGCAGACAACATCATCGACCTAGTGTACTCAGTGGACACCGCCGGAAGAACCCTTCCAGGCACCGGTTTCCAAATGAACGCACAAACCATCGGTGCAGTGCGTAAGCTTAAAGATAACGCAGGACAATACTTGTTCAGCCCATCTCTAACAGCTGACGCACGCGATTTACTTCTAGGCTATCCAATATTTGAGAACCCAGCAATGGCCTCAGTTGCGTCAGCCGCTAAGTCAATCGTGTTCGGACATCTACCTTCCTACTACGTACGTCAAGTGGGCGGAATTAGATTAGACCGTTCAGAGGATTTCGCATTCTCAACTGATTTGATAACTTTCAGAGCCTTAGTGAGACTAGACGGTGACTTGATTCAAACAAGCCACGTTAAGTACTTAGTAACAAGCTGATAAGTTAATCACTTAGAAGTCCAGGTCATGGAGCGCAGGCCGTGACTTGGACGCTTTTTCGGGCACCGGAGCAATCTGGTGCCCCCTGCGTTCACTACTAAAGAGAGCATCCTGCGATGAACCGAAAAGAAAAACGAGCCGCTGCACGTCAAGCACCACCGGCCGAACAGTACAAACCAACACCACACCAAAGCCACCCACGGACCGATAAGAAACGCATCCTCTGGGTAAGCAACGCCATGTGGGCACCAACCGGGTACGGTCAACAGACCGCCCAAGCCGTCCGTCGCCTAGTTCGCGACAAGCACGAAGTCGCAGTGATGGCCAATTACGGCCTTGAAGCTTCAAGCACAACCTGGGACTCAGAAGGCACACCAGTCGAAGTCTACCCACGCGGCACAGACACCTGGTCCAATGACGTCATCCCAGCACACGCTCACCACTGGACGCAACAGAAACCAGAACTCCAGCCACTTATCATCACCCTTTTCGACGTTTGGGTCTTCAAAGGCCCACGTTGGGCCGACTGGCCCGTCTGGTCTTGGGTACCGGTCGACCACGTACCGGCACCTGCCGACGTCGCCAACTGGTGTCGACTCCCATTTGTTAAACCGATAGCGATGAGCAAGTTCGGCAAAGCGATGCTCGAAAACGTAGGCATCGAATCCGAATACGCACCCCACGGCATAGAAGCAGCTTACAAGCCCACCCCAACTTTCACCACCGCTGAAGGCGAGCAGATGAGCGGCCGCCAACTTATGGAAATCAAAGAAGACCGTTTCGTGGTCTCAATGGTTGCCAACAACAAAGGCGTCTACCCTTGCCGCAAAGCATTCGGCGAGAACCTGCTGGCTTTCTCAATGTTCGCCCAGAAACACGATGACGTCGTGCTCTATATGCATTGCGACCGCACCGGCTCAGGTGGCGGTATCAAAATGGACGACCTAGCCAAAGCCGTCGGCATTCCCGACAGCAAAATCAAATACGTAGACCAGTACATGTACCGCAACGGCGTGCCACTTGAAGCGATGGCCTCAATCTACACCGCAACCGACGTCCTACTCGCCGCCTCAATGGGGGAGGGGTTTGGTTTGCCCACCATGGAAGCCCAGGCTTGCGCCACCAGGGTCATAGTCTCGGACTTCGCCGCTAGCGCAGAGCTGGTCGGCGACGGCTGGCGTATCGACGGCCAACCACAATGGGACGCACCTCAGAAAGCCTGGTTCCACGTGCCAAACGTCGAATCAATCGTCAATGCACTCGAAGAAGCCTACCAACAAGGACGCATCAGGTCACAGAAAGCACAAGATTTTGCGGCCGCTTACGAAGCAGACCGAGTCTGGGCTGAACACTGGCGCCCAATCTTGGCCAAATATTGATTCCTTGCCTCATCGTCCCGGTGCTCACAAGGCATGAACTGCTGACCCGGTTCATCAACAGCATCTCACACCCAGTCGGCGATTTGGTTATCATCAACAACCAGAGCAACCTGCAACGGTGGGACAAACCAGACTTGGTCCAACGCATCCATCACATCGACATCCCGACCAACCTCGGTGTCGCTGCAAGCTGGAACCTCGGCATCAAAGCTCAGCCCTACGCCGATTACTGGCTGATAGCGAACTTCGATGTCGTCCTGAACCGTTTCCTACTCGAAGACCTGGACATGCGCTCAGCACGTGACAAACTGGTTCTATCATCAGCTAGCCCGCCATGGTGTGTCTTCACTATCGGGGCCGAGCTGGTTGATAAAGTGGGATTATTCGACGAAGGCCTATACCCGGCCTATTTTGAAGACAATGACATGGAACGCCGAACCAAAGCGCTCGGTTTCACAGTTGAACAGTCACCACTTTCCGCACACCACGACAACTCATCCACTTTGCTTGCCGGCTACGGCGACCGCAACGCACAAACCTACCTGAGCAACAACAACTACTACCAAGACAAAGTCAACCGAGGCGACCTAGGCCCAGGCGCTTGGTCTCTATCTCGACGCATCCAAAACCGCTGGGATTAGGAAGGACACAATGGCAATCTCAAACGGCTACTGCAGCCTAAACCAAATCAAGGCCGCGCTGCGCATCACAGACTCAGTCGACGACACCTTGCTGGAAATGGCAGTCGAATCAGCCTCCCGTCTAATCGACGGTCACACCGGCCGCGTATTCTTTAACGCTGGCACAGCCACACGCTACTACACCGCGCAAGACGATTTCATCGTCCAAGTCGACGACCTCGCAGGCACAGCCGGTCTCGTCATCCAGACAGCTGAAAACGCAGACGGTGTCTTCAACACAACTTTCGCCACAACCGACTACCAACTTGAACCGGTCAACCAAGTCCTCGACGGACTGTCATGGGTGTACACTCGCATCCGCGCAGTGGGCGACTATTTCTGGCCAATCTCAGGCGGCGAAGCACTCGTCAAAGTCACATCCAACCAATGGGGCTGGCCTGCCGTGCCAACACCGGTCACACAAGCTTGCGTCATCCAAGGCTCACGTATTTTCAAACGTCTCGACTCCCCACTTGGCGTCGCTGGCGTGGGAGACCTTGGTGTGATGCGCGTTAGCCGCGACCTCGACCCAGATGTTGCTGCGCTTGTCGCACAATACCGCAGAAGCCAGGTCTACGCTTAAATGGCCACCATTGCCGAGATTAGAAGCGGGCTCAAAACCAGACTAGCTACGATTTCAGGGTTGCGCACTACCGACACCGTCCCCGATGTCATCAACCCACCCGTCGCCATAGTGATGCCACAAACCGTCACCTATGATGAGACGATGAGAAGAGGATTGGCCACTTACACCTTCACCGTGATGGTTATAGTGGGCAGAGCATCCGAGAGGTCAGCGCAAACAGCGCTCGACTCCTTCGTTGCTCAAACCGGCGCAACAAGCGTCAAAGCCGCAATCGAGGGCGACAAAACCCTCGGTGGTAAGGTTTTTGACACCCGCGTGACGACCATGCGTTCGTATGGTTCGACCACACAGGGCGACGTGCTCTACCTGGCGACCGAGTTCACGGTACTCGTTTACGCCTCTTAACCCGAAAGGAACAACATGGCAAAGTTCGCAGCCACCGATTACGTTATCAAAATCAACGGCAACGACTTCTCAACCAACATGAACCAAGCCGAACTCACTATCGAAGCAGAAGACCTAGAGACCACAGCATTTGGTCAAGGCTTCCGTACTCGTATCGGTGGGCTAAAGCAAGCCTCAGTGACCTTGCAATTCATGCAAGACTTCGCCGGTGGTTCAATCGATGCAACACTTAACTCCTTGGTCGGCACAATCGCCACCGTGGTATTAATCCCAGCAGGAACCGCAATCTCAGCAACAAACCCATCCTATACAGCCAACTGCTTAGTGACCCAATACTCTCCAATGGCTTCATCCGTCGGAGACTTGGCGACCTTCAGCATCACCTGGCCGGTAAGTGGTACAGTGACCAGAGGGACAACAGCCTAATGAGACTCATTCTGCGCGTTGAATACGAAAACGGCACAGCCGAAGACGTAGTGTCCTCGGCTGCTGACCTAGTGGCCTTCGAAACCAAATACTCACGTTCCGTGGCAAAACTCGAAACCGAGATGCGTTTTACCGATTTGCTGTTCCTAGCTTGGCACAGCCTTTTTAGACGCAAAGCCACACCTCTTGAGTTCGAGCCTTGGATTGAGACAGTGTCCTCAATCGGAGCCGGTGAAGAAGACCCAAAATCAAGCCGCTCGGAGACGAAAGCCAACACTGGTTCATAGCCTCTCTCGCTTGCGAGACAGGCATTGCCCCGAGCGCTCTACTTAACGAGTCCGACAGGATGCTGTTTACTATGGCGATGTATCTGCGTGCCAGAAACCAGCCGACTAACCGCAAAGGATAGCTACATGGTCGACATGACGCAAAAAGCTGCAATGGTGAGAATCGGCGACATCTATGGCGTCAAAGAAGCACTCCAGGCCCTGCAACAAATCGCCCCAGATTTGGCCAAAGAACTGCGCAAAAGAGCGGTCGACTCTGCACGTCACATCGAGGTGCAAATCTCTTTGGACCGCCCAACGGTGGCAGATGTCGGTAGCGGTTGGGCCCACCGAGGCCGAACAGCAATCGACGCTCCTTTGGAGTTTAAACGTAAGTTCGGCGGCCGCATCCACAAGGACGGTCGCAAAAGCCCCCTGCTTAAAATCCAAGTCTTAACACCAGGCATCGCGATAGCCGAGTTCGCAGGCGATACAGGTATCTATAACAGGAAACCTCGTTCGCGTGCTTACCGAGGCAGACCACAAGGTCACGCCCTGAACGACCAAGGTCGGTTTATGGCGGCCCGCCTCAGCGCAGGTGGTCGCGAACCAGGTCGTTATATCTGGCCAGCTGCTGAGAAAGCCCTGCCTGCTGCGCAAGCCGAGGCATTTAAAGCCGTGCAGGATGTTATGGAAGCAGCCAACATGAATATGGTCGTGCGATAGTGGCAATCACAATCCCGATTCTGACCCAGTTTAAAGGTCAGGGTCTAACTCAAGCAATCAACGAAATCAAACGAGCACAAGGTGCTTTCGGGAAGTTCGCCGCCAGCGGTAAGCTATTCCAAAGTGTTGGCACCTCGCTCACCAAAAACATCACGCTTCCACTGGTCGCAGCAAGTGCCGCCATATATAGCACCGTCCAAGCAGCCAGCACCTTGCAGGAGTCTCTTTCTAAAACCGAAGCCGTATTTGGTGAGAACGCAGACCAGGTCAAAGCCTG